ACATAACTATGAAAGTATAGTTAGTTATACTACCAGACCTATGAGAGATGGGGAAATGGAGGGGAGAGAGTATAACTTTGTATCTAAAGAAGAATTTGTTAATATGATTAATAATGATGAATTAATTGAATACAGAAGTTATAATACTTTAGTAAATGGTATTTCTGATGTTTGGTATTATGGTTTAAAGAAAAATAATTATTATTACTTTGATGACTTTTTTAATATAATAACAAATAGAGTTGTTATATTAGATTTACAAGGAACAAAAGAATTTGTAAAATATTATGGAAAACAAAACTGTAAAGTAATTTATGTTTATTGTGATGACGATTTGAGAAAAGAAAGAGCAAAGAAGCGTGGTTCGTTTGATGAAACTGAATGGAATCGTAGACTTGCTGATGATGAAATCAAATTCAGTGAAGAAAATTTAAAAGACATTATTGACTTTAAAGTTTCAAATAATGGAGATTTTAAAAATACAATGTATAACATTTTAAGCAATGTAAATGAAGTTAAAGACATTGATGAATATATTAAAGACCACGATATTGATAGAATATTCTTAGATATTGATGGTGTAATTTTACATTCTTGTGAAGCTATGGTTAAGATTTTAAATAGAATTTATAATACAAATGTTTCTGGAGAAGATATTTTATCTTGGAATTTTAAAGAAGTAAGTGAAGATATTATTGAACCAGAACTTGAATATTTATTTACTACTGATGAATTTTTTGAGAATGTGGAATTTATTGATGGTGCATTAGATTTTATAAAACGTCACGAAAATAATATAATTTTCGTGACAAAAGGAAGATGGCAAAATTTTATTGGAAAAGAAAAATTGTTTGAAAAATATGGACTTGGCAATATTCCAATGATTGGATTGCCTATGAATGTTGATAAAGACATTATTAATATGAATATGTATAATAGCAGAAGAAGTTTATTTATTGATGATAGTACAAAAAATTTAATTCATAATAATTCAAAATATCAAATCCAATTTAGAGAATATAAAGATGATAAAAAAAGAGAATGGCAAGATGGCTGGTGTGGAAAAATTATGTATCATTGGTAAAATTTTTCTTGACAAACGATATGAAGTATGATATAATGTGATTAAATCGAAAGGAGAGAAAAAATGAATTTAGAATGGATTCCAATTAAAATAAGACCACTAACAGAAGAAGAAAAAGAACTTGAATGGGTTGTTGATTCTTGTGTAAACTATGCATATGATTGTCAATTACCAGATGATGATGATGAAGATGTATTAATTACAACAAGTTATGGATATGTTACAATAGATACATTTCATAAAGATTATGATGGTTATTGGTTTGAAAACTATGAAGAAGATGTAATTGCATGGATGCCGTTACCATCACCAGCAAAGTTTGAAAATCCATATAAGGAGCAATCAGAATGGTAGTTAGATACTTAGGAAAAACAAACAGTCTTGGATTTAAGCATGGAATTAATTATGATATTAAAATTGAGAAACCAAAAAACTATTATACTTATTTAATTACTGCATTTACAGAAGAAAAAGAAATTCAAATTAATTATGCAAGTATAAATTCTATTAAAGCGAACTGGGAAATTACAGATTTTGATATTGACTTATTATTAAAGGAGTAGAGATGATTAAAGTAGGAGATAGAGTATTATATAAACCAATTAATTATGTTAATAATTTATTAGACAGAAATCATAGATGGTATGCAAAAACAGCTGTTGTAATTGCTGATGAAACATTGAATAGATACTGGATTGCATTTGATGAATTTCCAGAAGTTAATAATAGAGAAAGATTTAATAGATTTTGTGCTGATAGAGAAGAATTAATTTTAATTAGAAAGGTATAATATGGGATTTTTTACTGGGTTAGGAATTTTTGTAGCTTGTTTATTTACTTGTACAATTATTTTTATTACTATTTTTGTAATATATTCATTAAATCATAATGAATATGTAGATGATGAAGATATGCAATATATTATAATTTTTTACAGTATTGTATTAACACTTTTAATAAGTAGTTTAATTACAATATTTGTTACAAATCCAAAAAATTTTGGTTATGAAAAAATAAATAAAAATGAAACAGTTATTGAAGTTGAAAGTGAAAATGGAGAATTAGTAAATGAATAATAAAGAAAACACGACAATTGCAAGTGGGGCTTGGACTGGATTTTATAGTCTTTTAACAGTTGCTTTTATTGTTTTAAAATTAACTGGTGTTATTAATTGGAGTTGGTTATGGGTGTTATCACCACTGTGGATTTCAGCAATACTAACAATTATAATTTTGCTTATTTTATTAATTATTTTTATTATTCTTAAAAAGAAAGGATTTTAATTATGAGAACTGTAGATACAACAAAGAAATCAAATGTTAAATGTGAGCATTGCAAGAGTTTTAAATATGATGATAATGATAAGGGCAGATGTTCAAAACAAAAAGAAGATAAATATTATTGGAATAGATGCCAGAAATTTCAATGGAAGGATAAGTATTTAAATGAATGATAATTTTTATGGAATGAAAAATATCAAAGTATTTGGATTAGAAGATAGTATTAAAGCTAGTAAATATCCAATGTCTGTTGATGTTGATAAATGTAATAGTGAAATTACTAATATAACAAGAAAACTTGGAAATGTACAGACTGGTACTGGACATGATAATTTCTTAAAAGGAATTGTTGTTCAATTTGACCTAACATTTACACCAAAGATGTCTGTAGAATTAGAAAGATATCATTTTATTGATTTTGTTTCAAGTCAAAGTACAATGCATAGAATTACAAAATTTGATTTAGATAAATCATATATTAAGTATGTTGATGAAAGATGTATTGATGTAATAAAAGAATTAGTAGAAGAATATAATAATTTGCCAGAAGCTTTTACAGAATCAGAAATTAAATATAAAGATGATTTATATTTAAAAATTTTATATACGAATCCTTGTGGAATGTTATTAACTGCTAGATTAACTACAAATTACCAACAATTAAAAACAATTTATCAGCAAAGAAGATATCATAGATTACCAGAATGGCAAGATTTTTGTAAACAAATTGAAATTTTACCAAAATTTAAAGAATTAGCTATTGACAATATGATTTAAATATGGTATAATACCAGTATAGTTAAGAAAGGAATTAAAATGACAGCAGAACAGATTCTTAAAATGAAAGAACAAAGACTTAATACTCTTAAAACAAATGGAAAGAATTTTGAGAGTGGCGGTGTTTGTAGAAAACTTGAAAGAGAAATTAGAAATTTAAAAAAAGTACTTGACAAATAGTTAAGAATGTGATATAATATATTCTATCTTGTAAAATCAAGATAGAATTACGGAATGTAGCTCAATTGGTTAGAGCAATGGTCTTATAAACCATAGGTAGCAAGTTCAAGTCTTGCCATTCCGAGCCTTTCATCCTTTTAACTCTTTAGGGTGTCTAGTGTAATGGTAGCACAATCTGGAGAAGATTAGAACCAGTTCGATTCTGGAACACCTTTTTTATAAAATATTTGTTGACAAATAAAAACAAATATGTTATAATTATAATGCAATAAAAAATAAGGAGATAAAATAAAATGGCAAAAATGACTATTGAAGAAATCGAAGAACAGATTAAAAAGTTAGAAGAAGCAAGAGAAGAAATTAAGAAAGAAGAAAGAGAAAAGCTTAGAAAAGAAAAGGAAAAGAGAAAAGAAGAAGTTGATGAAGCATTAAAGAAGTATCTTGAATTAAGAGATTCTTTCGTTAAAGATTATGGTTATTATACAACATCTAATATTGCATCTAATAAAGATGTTTATGATAGTTTAATTAATCTTTTTAGATAATAATAACCAGACAGTGAATATACAAGGGTGAGATGCCTTGATGCAGTTATAAATTTATTTTTATTAATCTCGTAAGAGTTTATATAGATAAGTTATAATAGTTCTAATTATTTAATTTAATTTAAGGAGATAAAATTTTATGATGAATGATGTAAAAAGTATTAATCGTGTACAAGTAGTTGGAACTCTTAAAGAGATGAATTTAGAAAAAATTACAAAGGAAGTATCTCTTGGAGAGAAGAAAGTAACTTGTGGTCAGTTTGCAAAGAAGGAATTTAAGAATCCTATGTTTGTTGTTGAAGTAAATGGTAATGATGTAGGTGTAGATTTCTTCCCAGTTTCTGAAAAGAAGCTTGATGAAAACGGAAAGGTTGTTGACAACCCTAAGTTTAAGGCTATGGAAACAGTATTAAATACATATGTACCAAAGTCTAAAGATACTGAAAATGCAACAAGAGTTAAGATTGATGGAACTTTAAGAGCTAATGAATATGTAGATAAGAACACTTTTGAATTTAAATCTTTTCCTTCATTAAATGGTTTCCAGATTTCTTCTACAAATGTTCCAGCAGAAGATATTGCAGATTGTGAAATTAGTGGTGTAATTAAGAACATTTATAAAGAAGTTCGTGGTGATAATGAAGAAGAAACTGGAAGATTAAAGGTTGACTTCTTATATGTTGATAGTTATGCTGGTGCAATTTATCCTACTACTTTCTTAGTAGAAAGCGACTTGGCTGATGATTTTGAAAACTTTTATGAAGTTGGACAGTCCGTAAAACTTTATTATGAAATTCTTGTAAAGCAGATTGGACAGAAGAAAGTTGCTAGTGGTGGATTTGGTAGAAGAGAATCACACATTGTAAGTGGATATTCTATTACAGAATACTCTGTATTTAGAGGTGATGAACCTTTTGAAGAAGAGAATGATTATTATATCTCTGTTGATAAGGTTAAGGAACTTCTTGAAGAAAGAGATGTTATGATTGAAAATAAGATTAAGGAAGCCAAGACTGGTGCTTCTGGAACTGTAGCAAGTACTAAGGTTGAAGCATCACCTTTTGGAAATTCTGAAAAGCCTAAGGCAAAGACAGAAAAGAAGAATCCATTTATTTAATTATTACATAAATAAAAAGTTTCAAGGCACTTTAATTAGTGCCTTGAAATAACTAAAAGAAAGGAATAATTATGGCATTTAGTTTAGATAAGTTATTAGAAGAAGAAGTTACATTTGAAACTGGAATTAAAGGAAAGAAAATTTTATTATATGGCTGTAATGATGTGGGTAAAACAAAACAAATGTCAAAAATGCCTAAACCTTTTCTTATTATGACAGAAGCTGGTGGTTCAGCTATTCATTGTCCAAAAGAATCTTGTGATGATTGGCGACATTTTAAAGAAATTATTGATGATTTAACAAACAGTAAAAATCTTGAAAAAAGAAGAACACAAGTTGAAACAGTAATTATTGATACTGCTGAAAATTTAGTTGCTCAATCTGAAAGGTCTGTTTGCAATCAGTTTGGTGTTCGTGATTTGTCTGAAATTCAAGGCAGACAAAATGGTTATAAGATTGCAAGAACTGATTTTGAATTACAGATTAACAAGTTAACATCTAAGGGATTTTGTGTTGTATTTATTGCACACGAAGAAAGAGTAGAAATTGAAGATGAAGTTTCTGGAGAAGCATACACATTTGTTCAGCCTAAAGGAACATCTAATGAAAAATCTTCAATGCGTATGTTAAGAGATTTAACTGATTTCTGTATTTATTTAAGACCTAATGGAATTGATAAGGAAACATATAAAACTATTCCATCTACAGCTATTTGCAGAAGGACAAAGAATGTATTTGCTCGTTCTAGATTTGATATTGATACATTTATTGACCCTTTTACTGCTGAAGGATTAATTAAGGCAATTGAAGATGCTGTAGAGAAATCAGCAAAAGAAGAAAATGTAGAAATTTCTGACTATGTAGAAAAGAAAAGAAAATATACTAAAGATGATTATGTAGAAATTATCACGCCTTATATTCAAAGACTTTGGGATGTTTGTCCAGATGATGTAACTGGAATCATTGAAGCTCAACTTGGTGAGGGCAGAAAGATTTCTGAAGCAACTGATGATGAAATGGTTGCATTAGATAATATCTATAATAATCTTGTTACTAAAGCAACTTTACTTGGAATTGAACTTTAATTTTGTTATTTAGTGTGTATTCAATAATGGGCGGTATTTTTATATCGCCCATTATGTTTAAGAGGATAAAAGATGATTTGTCGTTTTTGTAAAAAGGAAATTCCAAAAGGAACTGAATTTAAAAAGAATCCAACTGATAGAAATTATTATTGTAATGTAGAACATTGGCAATTAAGCCAAGATAAAAAGAAATATAAACCACAAAAGAAAACAAGTAATGGTGATGATAATCCAAGACGATTATTTCTTGATTATGTTCAAGAAATTTATGTAGAAAATGGATGGGATAAACACGATATTAATTGGAAATTAATTACCAGTATTATTAAAAATATTATGGATGATGATAATAGTATTACATATGGTGGTATGAAATATACATTATGGTATTGTAAAGAAATAAAAGAGTTGGATTTATTTAGTGATAAATCAAATTCAATTATTTGGTGTATTCCATTCTATTATACAGAAGCTCAAAAATATTATGAACAAACAGAGCAATTAGAATTTGGAGTAGAAAATTTTGAATTTAAAGATAGTGAAAAAATAGTGAAAAATAGTGTAAATAAAATTAGGTATTTAAAGAAAATACCTATTGACAATCTTGTGTAATTATGCTATAATATGATTACAAAATTAATTAAAGGAGATTGTTATATGGATAAATTAGATTTAGAAAAGTTTCCAGATGGTGTTATTGTAAAAATTAAAGGAACTGGATTTGAAAAAAACAACGAAGAAATCTATAATTATTTTATAAAAATAGGTGACAAATTATTAAATAATAGGGGTTTTCTTTATATTGATGAATATGATGGTACAAAATGTCTTGATTCTGATTGGGAAGATTGTGATATTGATAAAATATGGGAATTACCACTTTTTAGAAGTGATGTAGAATGGATTGTAAAAGAATGTATCTTAAATAAAGAACCAAAAATAGTATCAAAATTAATATATGAAAATAAAGATTCAGTTAGAACTTTTACAACAACTGAATTAAAAGAAAAAATGGAAGAAATTCTTGGTTATCCAATAAAAATTGTAAAGGATTAAGGGGGTAAATAATGATTTACTCAAACTCTTTAGCAGATAAATTACTTGGGTGTTATATTAAAAACCCAGAATTATGTATTAGTGAAAAATATGAAATTGATAAAGATGATTTTAAAGTATTATTTCATAAAATCATTTTTGTAGTATGTTATAATTTGGCTGTCGAAGGATATAAAGCAATAACTACAATGGATTTTGAACAGTGGTTAGAGCCTTATACAAGCCAGTTTGAGATATATAAAGATAATAATGGTAGTGAATATATAGATACTATTATAGAGCTTGTAAATGAAGAAAATTTTGAAGCATACTATAAAGAATTTAGAAAATATAGTTGCTTAAATGAATATAAAGAAAAGGGTTTTGATGTATCAAAATTCTTTGATGAAACAAAAGATGATTTAAGTCAATTTGAAAATCTTAATAAATATTCTATTGAAGATATTATTAATTATTTTGAAGGACTGCAAGTTGAAGTAAAAAGAAAATATAACAGAAAAGTAAAAGAAGAATATATCGCTGGAACTGATTTTGCAGAATCAAAAGAAAGATTTAAAGAAGCACCACTTGTTGGTAATAGTTTTCAGTCAGAATATTTAAATGGAATTTATCGTGGAATTTATGGGTTTATTTTAAGAGTAAGTAAATCTGGTCAAGGTAAAACAATTCTTTCTATGGGTGATTTGTGTAAATCAACTATTAAAGAATATTATGATTTAGAAAAGAAAGAATTTGTTATCAATAAATCAAGAAAAGGGGCTGGATTATTTATTAATACAGAGCTTGATTTAAGAAATGAATTAGACCCTATAATCATTGCTTGGATTAGTGGTGTTCCAAGAAATCATATTATTGATGGCAAATATGAAAATGATGAAGAAGAAAGAGTTGATAGAGCTTGTGATATTTTGTTAGATAGTGAATTATATATTGTAGATGACCCAGAATTCACTACAAAATCTTTAGTAGAAACTATTAGAGATTATGCATTTAATAAATGTGTAAAAACAGTATGTTTTGATTATATTCAAGATAATAGTTTTGTATCAAAAGAACTTGCTTCTGAAACAAAAATTCCACAAAGACAAGATATGGTTTTATTATCTTTAACAGATAGATTAAAACAAGTACAAAGAGAGTGTGATATAGCATTGATTTCAGCAGTACAAACAAATGGAAACGAAGATAATATGGAAAATCCAAATGAAGCTTGTTTAGCTGGTGGTAAATCTCAAGTAAGAAAAACTGATGGTACAATGATTATGTTATATCCTACAAAAAAAGAATTAGACCAGCTTGGAACTTTAATTCAAAAATGGAATTATAAATATAATCCAAATTCTTTTGGAAATACAATTATGCCGAATAATGTAATTCACATTATTAAAGGTCGTGGAAGTAAATATCCAAAAAATATAAAGGTATTTCAATATATAGATTTAGGAACTGCAAGAACTTATGATATGTTTTGTACTGATAAAGCAAATAATCCTATTGATGTTGATAAATTAGTGATTGAATACGAATAAAGGAGAAATTGTATTATGTATGAATGTTTTCATTGTGGACACAAAGCTGTAATTTGGGATGCTGATTTTGATTATAGTGATTTTGAACTTGAAGATAATGGAATAATTCACTATTGTCATTGTACTCATTGCGGTGCTGAAATTGAATATTATGTAACTTTTTCAGAAAAAGATATAGAAGAAGCTATTGAAAAAAGTAAATAACCTATTGACAATTCCTTAATTGTATGTTATAATATATATACAGTTAAGGAATTTTTATATGAAAGGAAAACATTATGAGATTGTGGCATAAAGATTTAATTTCAATATTACCAAAACAACAGTTATGCGGTCAATGGAGAGAATGTTGCCTTATAGCAAAACAAATTTCTGAAAAAGGAATACCAAATCATATTTTAGTTAATAAAATTATGAATTATTCAATAGACCATTTTATAACTTATAGCTGGATGATTAAAGAAGAAATGTGTTATAGGGGTTATAAATGTGATTGGCAAAAATTTATTAATCATTTTATTTATAATTTTAAATGGAAAACAATTGATGAAAAAGAATTATTTAAAGATTGGCACAATTCTCGTTATTTAAATCAATGTTATTGTAATTTAGAAGAAAAATATGATTGTGGTGGAATACCACAAATTGAATGGAATAATCTTTATTATCATTATTGGAGAATGAAAAAGGAGATGGATTAAATGAGTTATTGGGCATATGTAAAAGGAACTATTGAAGTTAATACATTAGGAAGAACTCAAGAAGAAATTGAATATATTTTAAAAACAGTTTTGCGGCATCTTCCAAAAGTATCTGGTTCTGAACATGATATGCATACATATTTAATTAAAAAAGAAGGAAATAATTCTTCTTCCAGCCATGATGAATTTGAACATTGGGTAAAAGATTTTGAATTACAAGAAGATTATATTATTGTTGTAGATGGAAGTTTAAGAGATAGAAAATTTAATGAAACATATCGTGAATTTCAAAAATGGTTATGCAGACTTGCAAAAAGAGTTTTAATACAAAATGTATTAGTTGAAATTAGTGGGTTTAAAGATGGTAAATTATTTAACAAAGTAATTACAGACCCAGATTTTAAATATATGGATATGTTTGAATATCCTACTTGGTCAATATATTCTGATGGTGAACCAAATTGGTGTGAGTATTTATTATGGAGAAAAAGAAAAGGTTCTCCATTGCCAACATTATTAGAATATAAATATTATGAAAATTTAGAAAACGATAAAATTGTAGAAGAATATTTAAGTAAAACAGACTAGGAGCAAAAATGAACGAACTGGAATATAATCAGTTTAAAGATTTTATTAATAAATTATTATATGAAATAACTACAATAGAAGATTATGAACTTGTTATATCCAGACTTGGTGTACCAAATCCTATTAAAAGCAATCCAACAACTTGGATGTATAAATCTTTTTGTCATAATATAGATGTTTATAAATGTAAAAATAACTTGGCTTTTTATACAGAGAATAGAAGTTTTTATTGTTTTTCTGAATGTCAAGTAAGCTATAATCTTATTACTCTTATAGAAAAAAGATTTGAGTTAATTGGCGAAAAGAAAACAAGATTTCAGTGTGTTAAATGGATTTGTGAACAATTAAATATTTCTTTTAATTTTAAAGAAGAAATACAAAAGCCAAACACTAATTTATATAATTGGAAAGGCTTATTGAAATATACAAAAAAAGAAAAAGAAAAAACTGAACTTAAAATATATGATAAATCAATATTAAATTATTTTGAAGATTGTTATCCGCAAAGCTGGATTGACGACCATATTTCTATTGAAACAATGCAAAAGTATGGAATAAAATATTATCCATATAATGATAGTGTCATTATTCCTTGTTTAAATAAAGATGGAAATATGGTTGGAATAAGACAAAGATTTCTGAATCCATATGGTGCTAAATATTTACCATTGGAAATGTTGGATGGTACTAGTTATGAGTTTCCAGTAAATAAAACATTATATGGATTAAATTATAACTCAAGAAATATTGAACATTATAAAAAAGTTGTAATAGGTGAAGCAGAAAAATTTACTTTACAATGTGATACTATATTTGCTTGTAAAAATTATAGTGTAAGTCTGTATGGTAAATCAATGAGTAATATAAAATTAAAACAATTATTAGAACTTGGGGTTGAAGAAGTAATAATTGCTTTAGATTTTGATTATGATGAAGTTGGAGATAATAAAGAATTTAATGCATTTAAGAAAAATGTTTATCGCATAGGGAACTTTTTTAAGCCATATTGTAAAGTAAGCTCCCTAATTAGTTATGGTGGACATAAAAGAAATGATAGTCCTACAGATAATGGGAAAGATTGGTATTTAGAACTTTATAATAATAGAGAGGTATTGTATGAATAGTAGTAAAAAAGAATCTTATAATTTAGTATTTGATGATTTAATTAGTAATTATGGTGGTTTATTAAGGGGAACTTATGATGCTAAAAATGGTAATGAAGCTTTTATGTATGGAATTTTAACTGTTTTAGAAATAATTGCTTATAATGCTGGTGGTGAAGAAAAAGTTGAGGTATTAGATATTTTATTTACTATGAATATGGAAGAAAGTGAAAGAAAAGTAAATGGTGATAAATAATCTATATAATAAAAAAGATGAAATAACTATTGAAAATTATTTACAAAAATTTAGAATAAATGATTGTAAAGAATTTATTAATCCAACTGGGAAATATCTTGAATCACCATATTTATATAAAAACATAGTTAATGCTGTAAATTTATTAAAATGGTTTTATTTAGATAAAGAAAGTACAGTATATATCTTATCTGATAGTGGTGATACAGATGGTATTACAAGTGCTGTAATTATGTATCAATATATGAAGTTATTAAATGATGACTGGGATATTAAAATTCTTATTCACGAAGGAAAAGAACGTGGATTGCAAGATGAAAAATTATTAAAACAAATTTTAGAATATCCAAGAAGTCTATTAATTATTCCAGATAGTGGAA